CGTCCATGATGGGCTTGTCCGGATACTTAACCTTATTGGTCATTATCTCGTGTTGGCTCGGATCGTACTGTTTTATCAAATCGCTCCAAGCCGGAACTGTGACCTGCTTTTTCTTTAAGTCCTCGACAATCTTACCGACGTCGTCCTGTGAAAAAATCTCTTCAAGTGTTTTCATTATTATTATGTGTTATGTATTCAATTTGCTTCCAATGGGTAGCGTTTGGAAAAACAGAAACGCCGTTTTCAAAAAACATGCGCTTAAAATATTCGCAAATACGCACTTTGCCGTCTTTTGTCTTTGCTATATATATTCCCTCTTTGGTAGGCAGTTCGTCTTTTAGGCTTACCCATTTATTTTTGTTAAAGCACAATAGGCAGCCTGTTAAATATTCTGCAATAATGAAGTCTGGCGTATCGGAATAATTTTCCAAACTCAAACTGTTAATCAGTTCTACTACTCCTTTCTTGAATTTTTTGGCTTGTATTGTATCCATTTTTATTATGTATTAAAATTATCTAAACGCATTTCGTATCGCAGCCCAGTTCATTTCATGCTGTATGTTCGGATAAAAAGTATTTGCAAGCGCATCAAACTCATCCGTCGAATATCCAAGCCGCTTGATAATATCCTCTTTCGGCTCTATGATAATCTTTCCGTCACTGCGAAACTTCCATTTTATTTCGGTTGCCTGTTGCAACAGTTTGTCGGACGGCGGAAGCATTGCGCCTGTTTTGTTTGCGGGGTCTAACCAGTCGCGCACCGCCCAAAAAAGATAAGCCCGCATGTTTGCAAATCGGTATTGTTCGGTTATATCCGACAGGTCGCCACCGTAGATATCCCTTGCTGCTTCGCTGTACTTACAACTCAAGGCGCGTTGTCCGTAGCCAAGTTCCTCTAATCGTGAATACACCCCTGCGCCCTCGCCGATAGTATCTATAAGAGCGTATGAGTTGGTGTTTGCGTCAAGTATCGCCTTTGCCTCGCCCGCTACTTTCATGTGGTCTGCGCGTCCGCCGGAATTTCTTGTGTCGAATTTGATAACGTAATTACCCTGACGCGAACAAAATACGGAATTGTCGCGTCCCATGCCCGCTACGTCTACGCCAAGCAAATAACGCTCTTTTTGGTCTGCTCGTCCTTTTTTCCATCGCTCGTTTGCCGCTTCTATCCATTGCATGGGTATAAGCGCATCGTCTGCTATTTTTGGAAACTGACCAAGTACTTTTATACGAAACAAATCCTCCGGTCGATACCACTGTCCCTCAAACTCGAAATCGTCAAATTCTGCTTTTACTTCATCCGCAGTTATGGGTGTGCACCATGTTTGTACTTTGTCTACAACCCAATTGTAATCGACCTGCCCCGCTATAACATTTTCTTTTTCAATAACGTTTGGGGCTGTTAGGCTGCTTAATCGAAATTTATTAAACCTGTGGCTTTTCTGACTTTTCGCCGCATAGCCAAATGAGGTGTTGGGATTGAACACTAAGAGCAAACGGCTATTGCCCTGCAGGTTTCCTTCAATCGCACTAAAAGTGTCATCGCTTATCCCAGAAGCCTCTGTAACGGCAAACATAGTATTGACGGCGTGAAACCCCGACCATGCCTCGTGGTTGTATTCGTCGGCTTTAAATCCTGTCAAAAACCACTCCTCGTTATCTGTACGTATGTCGTGGGTGGTAAGCCTTCCGGGCAAACCAAGTCCGTTTTTTCTCGCTCTGTTGAAAATGCGGGCTATTTCGGGCATCATTATGTTTTTTATTTGACGGTCGGTTGGAGCGGTCAACGCAACTTTTGTGTTTCCTATCAATTCACCGGCCTCATTCCATTTTGGAGTGAGATATAGAAAGCAGATAGACGCGACGGCAGTAACAAAATCCTTGCCTCGTGCCGTGCCGCTTGCTACCGAAGTCATTTGATTGTGTTGCACCGATGATAGTATTTCCTGCTGCTCTTTGTCTAATCTTACAGCAAGTCCCTCGTGTGCAAACCTGTTCCAATCCATGGTCCAAGCCTTAATCGTTTCAGCAGCCTTTTCCTGTGTCATCTTCAATTGTATTAGTTTTCATCAAAAAGGAAAGGAAACTGCCCGCTTCTATTTCCTGAACTTGCTTATCGCGCCACTTATCGGGCTGTCTGTTTTTTAGCCAAAATATTTGTGCCGTCGTATCTGGAGGAACTAACTTTTCTGTTGTTTCAATCCTTGCCGGCTTTTGATTTCCGTTGTTGTCAAGTTCAACGATAACCTTTTTTTCCTTATATTCATATCCGATTGCCCTTTGATATAGCGACTTCTGTACCTGTGCATCAATTGTTTCTTTTCCGTTTTTTAGGGAGTCCGAAAACGATTGATTTTCTAATTTCCATTTATTCAACGTCGATTTTGCAATGCCCATCTTTTCGGCTATTTCCTTATCTGTTAAGCCTTCTGCTGCTAAACTCCACGCCCAATCATTGTGCAAGTCTTCTATGTATCCGCTCGGTCGTCCCATGTCTTATTAGTTGTTTATGTAGGCATCTGTTAATATTTCCAACGCTTTCCATCTTGTCTTGTCTGTAATTTGTCCGCTTTCCTTCATTTTTTCAAATGCGCTTTTCACTTTTAGATGAAGCGTTGCCGGTATTGCTGCAGAGCCAAATATGCTTGACAATGTCATCCACTCTTCGTTATTGTCATATTCTGACTGTTCCATTTCGGCGTTCGCTACTTCTATCATTTTGTAGATGGCAGAACCGAGATTTTGAATGTTTTTAAATTTTTGGTACTTTTGAAGCGTTTGTAATAACTGTTCGTATTGCTCTATGTGTGCCGCTCCGGTATATTCTGCCGTTCCTGTTCTTTGTACAAACATATCTAAATCCTTTAACTGATGCGGCAAAAACACCATCTGTATTTGCTTCCAATCAAAGTCAATAGTTGGTGACAGTAGTTTGTCGAGCGTTGCTAACGGCTCGCCAAGAACGTCCTTACCAATATAACTTTCTATCATGTCGTCGACGTCCGAAATCAATTTTGCTATTTCTTTCAGCATAGACTGGTCGTCGAAACCATTGATTGCATTGTGCGCTATTTGTTTCGCCGCTATCTGACTTCTTGTTAGTCCTGTTGTGTCAAGAAGAACAATAACGTATTTTAGTCCGGCTTCCTTTGCCGCTCGTACACGGTGGTGTCCCGATACTATTTCTACTTTGTCCGTTAAGGCGCAAAACGGCAAACTTTCCATTCCGCCTCTTTTCTTTATGTTTTCAGCAAGTTGCCGAAACATTTCCGGTTTCATCATGTGAGCGTTTTTGTCCTGCTCCCTTATGATGCTTATGTCTACCTTTGCGACAACCACGCCATATCCAAGGTCGGCTATTACTGTTACTCCGTCCGGATACTTTGTTCCTTCGCCTTCGCTCTTTCCTTTTTCCATGTTTGTTCTTTTTTAAGCCATTCAATTAATGTTTCACTATTACTTCTGTCGTGTATCACGCTTTCGTATACTAATCTGTACCCTATTTTCGGGTCCTTCTTTTTGTTTACCAACTTCATTATGCCTCTCATTTCTTTGCTTTCCGGATACTTTGTCATCTGTGCGCTTACTATCTTTCCGAAACGCGAAACGTCATAATCTGTCAAAACCATTTTCAACGTGCTTTTATTGCAGGCTATCATCGTAAGCAGTCTGTTTAATCTGCTTTCCTTGTGTGGTATCGTCATTCCGTACACTAACAGTAAATCTTTCAACTTCTTTCCTATTGCCGTCTGATACCCAAACACGCCCGCTATATATCGATCTATGAATATCGCCATGTTTATTTGACTTACGCTGCCTACAAAGTTATGTGTCCACATTGAGCGGTAATACTGACTGTTCTTTTGCTCAATCCGCATCACCTCTATTTTGCTGTTTTCTGTAATCACATAGTCGGTCGGTAGCATCGAACATTCAAGCGGCTCCATGTCGCTTTCGTTAGGTCTAACAACCATCTTCCCGTTTGCCAACGCCTCCGCCTCGTCCTCTCTATTCGACGTCAGGTATACGTGTATGCCCTTCCTGCTATACGCTCTCGAAAATATCGCTTTTCCAACGTATTGTCCGCTTGGCTTTTCCTCATAGCAGACAAGCAGCGCCTTTGCGTCGTTCATTATCTCGAACATGTCATCAAGGCTGCAATCGGGGTCAAACATTCTGTATGGAGGTTCGTTCCACGTTATATTGTTTCCTGTATCATACCACTTTTCAAAGCCCCGCGTATACGTTGGAGGGTTGGCTATTATTATTGTCTTTTCGTCGTTGGCAACTTCGTTTATGTGGTCGAATATGCAAAGTGCGCGATAAGTAAACCCTTTCAATATTCCGCGCCCCCTGTCTATTTGCTCTTTCAGTTTTGCAATATGCCTTTCTTTGTTATACTCCATGTCGCGCAACATGTTAAATATCATTTCGTTGCCCGCCTGCATCATGGTTTTCATGTATCGTATAGCGTACAGAGCAGTTGCGTAATCCTGCATTTCTTCTGCCGAGAAGCCTGTCGCCTTTATATTCAAATCGTCGAGCGGCTTTTCCATCATTGCGTAACCCATAACTGACGAAAAAAGGCTAACGTCGCTCGCTTCTATCTGCTGCGGTTTAAAGCCCGCCTGCACCGCAAGATGCGACATGGCTAACGCGCCGCTGCATGGTTCTACAACTCTGTTGTAGCCTGCCTTCAGCGCATTTTCCAAAATTACTTTTACGTACTTTTGCTCATCTGCGACTAATGTTCCTAAAAACAGCGCGCCCGGTGCCTGTATCATATTACATCGTTATTATTAGTCCGCCCGACAGGAATTGAACACTGTACCCCGCAATTAAGAGTTGCGTACTCTACCGTTAAGCCACGAGCGGTTATATTTCAAAACAGAAGCGGCTGTTGAACGACCTGCGGTTTTTGCTTTTTCGCAAATTCCGTTACTTCTATCCCTAATTTTTCCTGCAACCATTCTCCTACCATGTGCCTGTGACACGGGTCGTCTGGTCTCTCGAAACACAACAAAGCCGCATCTTTGCCGCCCGTCAATGCTTTTATCTTGTCAAAGATTTTTTGAGCGTCCAACCGCGACAAAATCTTTTTGAACTCCACGTCATACTGCTTTTCGCTCATGTTAAGCATTTCCGAACGCGGCGCAAGTTCGAACATCGACACGCCATAATAAAACTTTGCAGGATAGCGCGCTATCCCGATGGGTGTTATGTTTGCTTCGCCTAATTTCTTTAACTGTCCAAAATATGAAGTATATATTTTCATTTCTACTTATTGATATAATTTGCAAAATTAATTCATTTCTTTATTGCTAATTCGTTTTTCGACAAAAAGTTATCAACTGTTAATAACTTTTTCCTCACATCAAATTTTCTATTACTCTAACTGCTTCCTGTCCGTAGTTCTCAAAAACTACATCCCGCATTGATTTTCCTTCGTCTTCATACTCGCCGTGAATTTCATGAAGGTAGTCATCAAATTTGCCTATATTAATACAAATGTGATGCGTTAATGACATTAACATTCTGTCTTCCAAAAAATTCTTTATATGGCACCCGAAAGCGTCTCTAAAATCCTTTTCGGCTCTATACCATTCTCCTATTTTATAGTCCATTGTTGCTGATTTTATTTATATTACGTTTCTTTCTCTTTCTTTTGCATCGTTGTAAGCATCACTCACCAACTCTTCATGTGATAGGAAATCACTTACTTTTTGCTTATATTCATCTTCCTTTATTCTCCTTATTGTCGATAAAAACATGTCTACAACTGACGTATTTCCGTCTGGCCATTCCATTTCCCATTTTGATGACAAGCCTATTTGCTTACGAGCAATCAGAGGAACACATAAATCCGAATCAAAATAATACTTTACTTTCTTTACTGTTGGCTTGTTATTATAATCGCCGTTTACGGAGGCTCCCGTCATCACTGCGTTACTGTTATTTGCGCTGTTCTGAATTTCATTATTTATCTTATTCATGATTTCTTTGCGTAACCCGCCGGTATTAAATGATTTATAAATTTTATTTTCTATCTTCTTCTACGAAAAATTTGCTAAAAAGTTGTGTTTCAGGCTTTTAAAATGCTTTTTTTAACAATTATTAACTGTTGCTTTTCTTAATATGCCCGCATTGCAGGCATATTAGGTGCTTATCGCCACACAACGCTATATTTTTTTCAGATTTTTGGTATTTCCAATGGCTCATTCTCAAAAAAATTGAGTAAAAAAAACTAAACCAGACTGCAATCGTCTAAACCTCTGGCTAATACTTAACGCAAATATTTGCTTCATCGCCCGCTATAAGCGCATAGCGTTCAATGGCTTGCTCGCGCCCATTGTAAAACTTTTCTTTTTGTACTATCCAACCGCTATACTTGCTTTTTCCAAGATAATACCCCTCGCCGCCAGAATATTTTTCGCGATGCTCATACTTCTTGTTATTTTCAGTCAAATGTGCCGTTTCGGAAAAATTACCCGCACATTTTCGCATTTCCGAAAACAAGTCTTTTGTATGCGATGAAAAGCCCAAAATTACAGTACGTTCCGTTCTGTATCCGTAATAATCTGTCATGCCGTCGCTTTCATCACGATGCAACTCCGCAATTATTATAGCCTTTGCGTCTGTTGGTATAAGATTTTGGAGCACCACGCGCCCTTTTGCTTTTAACTGCTCGTTTTGCTTGGCTATTCTTTGCGCTTCTTCGGCTTCTGCTTGCGCTATCTTTTCGGCTTCGCTTTGGTATATGGACATTTCAAAATCATCCATAAACTTTGGGTTTGCGTCATCGTAATAATACCCAATGCCGAACTTTTGAGACAATGGACGTATCATGTCGCATTGCGCAAATTTGTTTGTTCGCATGTTTATTAATTTGTACATCAAGCCATTGTAAACATCTACAATGTCGTACACTACATACTCATCGTGGCTAAATCCGTTCATGTGGATTATCTGCCCTTTTTCAACTGCTTTCTGGGTGGTGTCGTACTTTACGCCCGCTCCCAGCGAAAAGAATTTTGACATATTACTAACTAATTTTTTAGGGCGGGCAACCGCCCCTGTTTTCAACTTTAAAATGTTCTTATTAAATTATATTTTGCTGCGTAAGCCTCCGGAGAAATGTGCTTACCATCCTCGTTGATGATTGCTTTGCCGCAAAAATCATCAAACAAGTCTATTTCAAAATCTGGGCGGTCATCGTCAGGCTCATTCATATACTCCCTGACTTCTTTTATCGTTTCGCAGCCGTATGTTTTGCACCACAGTTTTATTAAACCGTTCCAAATTTTTTGAGGCTCTTTATCGCTTACATCGTAAGCCGTTTCAAAGTCTATTGCTACTATCGTTCTTACAGGCTTGTTTTTATATCCGCCTCTTTCGTGGGCATCCGTCTTAACCGAGTTACTCTGCTTCGCTCCGTTTTGAGTTTCGACTGTTTTTGTCATGTTTCTTTTTTTATTGGTTATTTTATTACGTCTTCGTCAAACATATTTTCTATCAATCGTAATGCAGCCTGCTTATTCCTTTGTCGGTTTGATGCGTTGTAGAAACACAACCCTTTTAACTTACCCGTGCCTTTTTGGAAATTACCACCTCTACCCCAGTGGTTTCGCTTGTTTGTCTTTGCCTTTTTATTTTCGCTTGCCATAACTATTTATTTTACAAGTTTATAATATTTTGAGATAATTTCTTTCGATGCTTCTACCATTGAATTTGTATCAATGCCGAGACTTTGATAAAAGCTGGTTTTTCCAGCAAGGCATTCAAACGCTATTTCTATTGCTCGCTTGTCTTCCCTCGAAATGCCTAACTTGAATGTTTTAAAATATCTTAAACAACCTTTCAAGTCGCCTTCTAAAAAATGCTTTTTTGCTATTTCGGTTTTGGTTACTAATGTTTTCATTTTAAATGGTTTATAAAATTTTTGTTTATACTTTCTTCTACGAAAATATTACTAAAAAGTTGTGTTTCAGGCTTTTAAATTACTTTATTTAACAATTATTAACTTTGCTATCAATTATTCGTCGCAATCATCGTCACTATCAACTGTTTCAACCTCAATTTCCATTTCGCGCAAGTTGATTTCGTAACTTATTGCTAACTCGCGAATTTCATCTGCCAACATTTCTGCCCATTCCTCGCTTATAGCTGGCGATGTGTACATTGTTGCGCCTTCGCTCTGGAAAACGTCCCGAAGCATTTTATTGTCTACTATCAGGCTTTGCATTTTTGATGCCTCTCTTAAACTAACTTCTATTGTTACTACTGTATTCATGGCTTTACTTTCTTTATCCGTACTTTGAAATAATATTACACAAATTATTAACTCGCATATTTTCTTTTTCTTGCTGGTGTACTTTTTCGTAATATTCTTTGTCGCTCTTTAAGAATGAATTCGATTGATACTCCTTAAAATGACTTACAATATCAATAATAACATCTATTATATCATCATTTTTTTCGACACTCCATTTAAGAAAATCATCAAACTTTTTGTTTGTGTACTTATCCCAATTTTCAATGTAATATTTACATTTGTCCATTATTATATCTTTTTCTTTTTGTTTAATTTTCATCGTCTTTATTTTTTAAATGTTCAAACTATATTTTCATTTACGTTCCTAAATCCGCCCTCATTTATAATCTTCAGTGCCTCTTTTTCGCTTCGTGTCGATATTGCACCTCTTGAGCAAACTCCGTCTTTGCTGAATGTTAATTCCATTCGCGTTTTGTTGCCGCCTACATAATACGTGGTAAGCGTTAGCGTTTCGTTTTGACTGTTTACGAATTTGCCGTCTTTTCTTGAGCCTGTGGCTGCACCTAAACTACTGTATCTTTCAATTACCGTATTCATGATTTCTATTTTTTAAATGGTTATTAATTTTTATTTTCTATCATCTTCTACGTAATTGATATACAGAGGGTTACAATATTTTCAAAAAAATAACTAAAAAATGCTTTTTTAACATTTATTAACTGTAACAAACATATTTACCGTGCATTATGGGGATGTAACGACTATACCCAACCTATTTGCCAACGCTGCGTACTCTGGCTCCGGTCTTTTCATTCCTAATGTGGTTTTTACAACTCCATACGAATGAATAACCGTACAACGGTCATATCCTATGGCATCCCCTATTTGGCAGTCCTTCCACCTTTTTTTTAGCCTTGCAGCGTAAAAATAAACTTGGCGTGCCGTTCGTACCTTTCTTTTTCGTGAGCGTCCTGCAATTTGTTCAATTGTCACGCCTGATGCTTCGGAAACATCACACAGAATTTTGTGAAGTCCTTCGTCATCGTATTTGTTTTCACAACTTATTTCAAAACTTGGGAGCAGCTCTGACAAGTCGCCTTCCCGATGCTCTACTACCTCGCGGTAAACTATCTTTTCGGCTACTTTCCGTTTAGCGTCTGCTTCCGAAGTCGCCTCTACGTCGTGCCTCATCTTCTTTCCGAAGATTTCAAAATATACGGTGTAATTGCTCATGGTTGGTCGGTATTAAGGTTATCGTATTCCTCAAGGAACTTCTTAATCCTCGTCTTTGCGTTGCACCACTCATCTATTACATCCTCACACTTTTCATGCAGCCTGTCGTCCGGCGTTTCATACCCGACAATAAAGGCATGACATTCGCCGTCTTTATTGTCGCTGCAAGTTGAGTAGAACGCCGTTATCGCCCTTTCCCTTGCTTCCTCTTCGGCAATCTCTACCGCCCGCACAACGTCCTTTTCTTTGAAAGATACACAATCGGACTTATCGCGGTCTTCTTCTACAAATAACTCACATGTTCGCCAAGAACCCGTATATTCAAGGAGAAAACGCACTTTGCACCTACTTGTTTTTGGGTCAAAAAACTTACAGAACGCACATTCTGTCCCTGTGGCAGGCGGCGGGGAATATTCTCTTGTTTGCGCGAAACCATCAATGTATTTTCTTGCTTTTTTGCTGTTTATCATATTCGTCTAATTTTTTATTTACAATCTATAAAGTGTTCATAAATCACCCCGTCCCTTTCATACGTTACGCAATTACTGTCATTTCTGGTAGTCTGTATCTTTATACATCCACAGACGGTACATTTTCTTTTTCCTTGATTAGGAAAGTTTATCCATGAATGGACTTTTTGTCCCTTTTGTCTTGTATTACCTTTTCTTGGCATAATTCAAAAATCTTTTTGTTAAAATAACGTTTTCTTTGCTATTTCCTTACTTTCCACAGCAAACACTTCCATTGCCTTTTTTACTCTCTGCTCACCTATTTCGCAGTACTTTTCCTGCAACTCAAAGCAGATGTAATCACGTTGGTTGTATATTGCCGCAACCGCCGTAGTGCAGCTTCCCGCAAAACAGTCTAATATCAGGTCGCCCTTTTGTGTGCTGTCCGTTATTAGTTTGCTGATAAGGCGGATAGGTTTTTGCGTGGGGTGTACCTTTTCGCCATCAGTAGCTCTTGCGCCGCTGCAAAATGCCGCCTCTTTGATGACGCTTGCGCCGCTGATACAGACTGTTCCTTTTCCTGTAAATATTATTAACTCGTGTGTAAAAGAATAGTAAGTACCCTTCCCGCTGATCTTATTCCACACTAACATATTTTTAGCCGGCAAAACCTCCGAGAACATATCGTAAAAGAAGCCGTAGCTGCGCCAGTCGCAAAACCAGTACACAAGTCCGCCGGGCTTCAAAACGCGCTTTATTTCTTTGAGTGTTTCGCGGAAAAACGGCTTGCATATATTCAGGTCGGAAGTCATTGCCGCCGTGCCGTTATGCTGCATTTGCGCTGAATACGGCGGGTCGGTAATAACCGCGTCAATACATTCGTCCGGGAGATCCCTTATTAGATCAAGGCAATCGCCGTTGTATATCTTATTTGTTTTCATGGTCATTATTCATCTCTAAACGTAAAACTTAATTTCTGCAAAAAATCAAACTCCCGCATAACACGGTCGTAGTACCATCTCCCTGCAAGCGGGTTGTGTATCTGTATAGCGCGGTCAATATCACGACCGGGGTTGTGCCTTTGGTTCACAATCTCAAACATCAGCGTTGCCTGCTCGGGTTCAAATCTGCAATCGTTTGTGAAAACGTCGGAACGTGTAAGGCGGTTCGCCTCTCTCAAAAAACCGTTCAAACTGTCGGGCATTATTTGAAATAGTCCGCCTGCACCTGTGCGTGAATTGACGGCATCAGGTATCATGCTGGATTCTACCTTTGCTATTGCAAATTTTAACATCAGCCACTCCTTTTCCTTCTTAATCAGGCTGTCAATATTCAGAACTTCGAGGGCGGCTTCGATGCTGTCTATCCTGTGGGTTAGCATTTCAAGTTCCCATTGCAGTATTGAAAGGTCGGTTTGCGTTGCATCAATACTGCGTCTATTCTCTTTATTACCGTGCGTTAGCCATAAAATTGCTATGGTAGACGCGAGGATTATGATGTCGTTTAATATTTCTGCTACTGTTCGCATAAATCGTATATTTTAGGTTGTGTTGCACTTTCGATTACATACGCAGCCGTATCGCAGTCAAAACAGTCTACTTCTCTATCAAAGTCTATGTAGGTGGCTGCGCACATTTCCCGCTGCTTTTCGCAAATCAGGTCGGTATAGTTGGCGAGGGCGTCGTCAAATATGCTGCTATCTGAATTTAACAAAATGGCTATCGCCAATCTCCACTCGTCCTTAAAGTATTTCATGCCTGCTGACTGTCTTGAATACTCCGTAGAGTGTTTTTCTAAAAAATCGTGTAACTCCATAATTATCTTTATTTTAATTGTTTATACTCTAATCTATACTCACAAATACCGTCTTTTGGCTCAAAATCGGAGTAAGACTGATATTCGCTACTGCTCTGCTCTTTTCTTCGGCACTCAAAAGGGCAGTTTTTGTTGGTGCGTCTTGTTGTGTCTGTGGTCATATCTGCTTATTTTACAAGTTTGAATGAATAACAGAACACATAAGGGTTGCTGTCCCATGTTCCGCGCCCGTTGATGCTGTCTATAACAGGAATATCAACTTTCCCCTTATTGTTTATATTCTTTTTAGTTGATGGGTTGTTGCAATTCTCTTTTTGCGTTACCCATCGCAAATTTTCATAAGAGTTATTTGTCTTGATTCCGTCAATATGATCGACGACCTTATGTTTATTAGGGTTTTCAACAAACAATTCCGCTACAAGCCTGTGAACTTTTTTAGACTCTCCATTCATCCGAACCACGCAATAACCAAAAATATCTAATCTTTGTTTTAAATATTTTTTCGTTATACAAGAATATACTTCACCAAACTTGCTTATTCTGTATTTGCCTATATCCGTATTTATTTCTTTCCATTCGGAAGAGTTTTGAACAATTAGCGTTTCGCCGACTTTGTAGCGGGGTTTGACTGTATACGATGCTGCGTATAAATCATTCCAGCCTGCATTTCTACCCCAATATTCCGTTCTGTCTGGCGACCTTGAAATTACCACAGGCTGCGGCTTAATAACCCGCCTCGTCATCGTCTTTGTGCCATTTACAACTAAATTGAATAGGCTTTCTTTAAATATTATTCCTTTTGCCATGATTTTATATTTATAAGGTTTCTAAATATTCCAAAAACGGTAAATCGTTTTCGTATCTATAAATTAGATTGTCCCAATTTTCAACAATAGGCTTCCATTCAGGGTAGGTTTTTGCCAAAATTTCTAATTCAATCTTTGGAATATCCGCAAATTTGACAAGTTTGTAGCATCTACTGAAATCGCTCTTGTCATACGGAATATGATTCCTGTTGTAATAAACACGTAAAATGCTTGCCGCTATTGTTTTACTACTCAAACCGACTTCGCCGTTAAAAAGCCATTCTATTGCTTTTTCTTTCATATCTATTTAATTATTAATTATTTAACTTTGTTTTTGCATCACTCAATGCCTCAATTAAATCGTCTATTGCTTCGTCTGTAAGATTATTTATTGATTTTAAAAACATTTCTTCACTTTCTTTAACCTTTTCCCGCAACGCCTTCAATTCTTCTTCCGTTGCTCTGGGGCAGCCCTGTAGCCAATGCTTAAAGTTTGGCGGCTGGTTGCCTGTTTCGTGAACATCGCAACCGTAATCGTACCACGCCAAATAATCGTCCCATTTAGCGCCCAATCGCAGCCCATCAATAATATCTTGCATATCGATAGAATACTCACAAGTCATAATCAATATGCCGCCCGCCTCGTCGGCTGCCCAGTAACAATCGCGCCATGATATACCTATCCTTTTGGTAAATTCACGCGCAAGGTCGTTACACGCAGCGGTGTAACTGTCTATTTTCTTTTTTATCTGTTTATCCATTTTCTTGAATTTTAACTTGTTCTACTTTTTCTATTGCTTTAAAAATTTCACATACTACTTGTGGCACAACGGCATTGCCTAACGCTTTTATGCTTTGTCGTCGCCACGTTGGAAAGGCAATGTCAGCCAGTCCGAAGGAAAGCCCATCATCTCTTGTACAAATAGGGGATTGAGTTGGAAACTGCCGCCAGTCTGGAATGTCTTGTTCAGGTTTTCCTGATTGCTCGCTTGGGTGGTTTTGAAGCCGTCCGCTGCTGTAGGAGTTGGTAGAATTGTCCCTTTCGCAACTTCCTGCGCTATGAGATGATTTAATTGACTGCGCCTGTCTATTTTTCCTGATATCGCCGTTCCGCTTTCCATGCAACTCGCAGTAGGTGTTGGCAATAATTTCGCGTTCAAAAACTCCGTTTTCCCATGTTTGCAAACCTTCAAACCCTGCGTTTGCACCGTTGGCAGCAACAATCCAAACCCTGTCCCTTTTGTGCGGTGCATCGACGGCACAAGCCGGAATAATATACGGTTGCACTTCGTACCCTGCATTTTCCAGGTCAGCGCACACGCCCTCGAATACCACGCCCGACTGCGCAGTAAGCAGTCCGCAAACGTTCTCGCCCACAAACCAGCGCGGCGAAACCGTCCGTATAACTCTAAACACCTCGTCCCAGAGGTAGCGGTCATCGTTCGCGCCTCTGCGCTGTCCGGCAACGCTGAACGGCTGGCATGGGAAGCCTGCTGACAAAACATCAATTCTGTTTGCATATTTCTTTAACTTTTTCGTTTTTAACTTCTTTATATCGCCAAACAACTCACACTCCGGAAAATGATACCGCAAAACCTGACGGCAAAAAGGGTCTGTTTCGCACTGAAAAATATTTTGCCAGCCCATCCATCGTGCTGACAGGTCGAAACCGCCTATTCCGGTGCATAGTGAAGCGTGTGTTGTGTTTTTCATTTCTCAAAATTTATTTTTCTTTGCACTCTCAAATTCTCAAAATACGCATCATACGACATGTTACTAACCCACCAGTCAAACAACTCGTCTGCGGTTGCATTATGCCGATTTCCGTAGTCTACCGTATCAATAAGATACTGAATACTCTTTTTTATGGCGCGTTCAATACCCGGATAACGCAGACGGTCACGACATTTTGTCTTTACCGAGCCCATCGGACAAAAGACACAACCAACACGGCTATATCCTTCGTCATACAGACTGCAATACGGCATGTTGTTTTCGCGAATAAAACGCCATACGTCGCTGTGCGTCCATCGGAAAATCGGCGACAGTAAAAACTTGTCTTTTCCTTTGATACAGACGTGCTTTTCTTCCACGTCAATATTGAACTGGTCTAACGTGTTGCTGTATTTGTTTCCGGCAAATTCGGCTTCGTTGCGTTTTGAGCGCCTTGCGCTTTCGTCGGCGCGTATGCCTATGAGCGTACATGTTCCGGCGCCTGACTGCTCTTTCAGATACGAACAGCAATAGCGGACATTTCGTACTGGCAGCATCTTCTTTTTCTTTAACAACTCGTAAAAATTGATTTCAGGACGATGCAGTTCTACTTCCGGGTGTCGTGCCCTATGAGCGTAAATATAAAATCGTTTGGCTGTATTTTGTTCATGACTGTATTTTTCTATGAAGGCGCTGATTGATGTAAGTTACTTTGTTGCGCTCGCTGTCTGTTATATACCATAGCGCCGTTTTGTCTAAACCTAATGAAACATTTTGCACGGGCGGTTTTTGCCTGCGTATGGTCCTTTCAACTTGTTTGATGCTTTCGTTCAATTCGCCGAAATCTCTTATTTCTTTGAAATCCTGCATGTCTTTTAACCGTATCAATTCCCGTGCCTGGTCTTCTACAAACATTCTGTAGTCGGGCTTCACGATAGTATGTTTTGGCAAATCGACAATTGAAGGCGTTGCAGATGTTTTCACAACCTGTCCGCTTGGCAAAATTATTGCTTCGGGGCGCCCGTGTCCCACTTCTGCTAATCCGCCAGGGTGGTCTTCTGTTCCTTTTGCGTACTTTGGTATTGGCTGTGCTGCGACGACGGCGGCTTGCACTGCACCCATAACCCCTATGGCAGCCATTAGCGGAACAAGTGGCGCAGCTTTCATGATGCCGGTGGCAGTGCTAATTAGTGTCTGAAAGAAAAGACTTTATATCTTGCTATTCAACACTATACATCTGTTAGCCCACTCGAATAATTTTTACCTATTGACAAA